TTAAAAAGAATAAAGATAAAAAATTTCTTATTCATTGTAAAGCAGGTCAGTCACGTTCTGCAGGTGTAGGATTAGCAGTAGAATGTTTGGTAAATTTTAATGGTTCAAGATATGATTATAGAACAGGAAAGACAGATATTTATGATTATACGAGATATTCTCCGAATTTAACAGTATTTGACAAAATTATAGGAAAACAATAAGGTATGTAGGGTATGTAGGGTGTGTAGGGTATATTTACACAAGTGTCTTTTAAGGGACTTTGTGGTACAATCCGGGATAAAGAAAAGAAGGATAGAAAATGAAAAAGTTAAAAAGAAGATGTTTAAGAATATTAGCAAGAGTTGATGTAACAATTTATAAATTGTCACAAAAGGTGTTATGATAAAAGTAGAAATGAACAAGATTATTTTGTTTATATCATCGGAAAGTTAGAGTTAAAGATTTCTAAAGGAGTTCAAAATGAGTAAAACAAATAGAAGAGAGTTTATTAAAAAAGTAGCCTACGTTGTACCTACTTTAAGTATTTTAGGTAGCTTAAAAGCAGAGGCACACTCTGGGCAAGGAGTTAGTAATTCTATACTTGACCCACAAAATGGCAATAAAACAATTAAACAACATAAACACTTTAATAAATCTTAAAGTACCAACACAATTAAAATGTTTAACATTATGTGTTGTGTAAGAGGAGTTATTATAGATTTTGAAAAGTTCATTGCTATTGTATCATTAATAGCAATTGTATTTGTTGTATTGTATGTTGGTCAAAAAATAGCAGATAAAAGGGACAGAAAATGAATATTGAAATTGATTCTAGTGGAAATAAATTTAAAATTACGATAACTTCTGATGAAAAATTAAGAATTAAACTTCCTGAAAGTTATAAAAATACACCAGAAGGTGATTTGTGGATAAAGATTTGTAAAGATATTTTTACTCAACTTATTGAAAAAAACTACAACCAGTTCAAACTCTTCGAGGGAAATCAACTCTTAATAATGTTGAGCACTTTCATAATTTTCTTTTAACAGCTGAACACTCTCATTCAGAATGCAGAAGAACTAATGAAATTCGCTGTAGAATCAATGAACAAAATGAAGTGAATATAGAAAAGTATTAAAAGGATTGATTATGAAAATAGAAATGAACAAGAAATATACATCTAATAGGTGTAAGGTAAGAATTTTATGTGTAGATGGGTATGATTCAGATTATCCAGTAGTTGTAATGTATGAAGATAGTTCTGTAAAATATTTTACAGAAAATAGAATAAACGCTGATGATAAACAAGAAATGTGGGATTTAGTAGAAGTTTGGGAACCACAACGTGGAGAATGGTGCTTGTTCTGGGATAATGAGAAGTATAAAACGGCAGTTTTAGATAAATTTGTAGGAATGACTGAATGTGGAACATTTAAGAGTGACAACTACAACGCATGGAAATATTGTGCTAAATTTGATGGTACTTTGCCAGAACATACGAGAGAAGATGTAAAATGAAAATAGAAATGGGAAAGAAATATATAAGTAATGGTGAATCAATTCATATATTATGTACAGATAGACCTCATGCCATTGAATATAAAGTTATTGGAATGCGTGATGATGGAGCTATACTTTATTTTACAGAAGATGGAAAAAGTCCAGCTCATCCTATATATAATCTCGTAGAGTTGTGGGAACCACAAAAAGGTGAATGGTGTTTGTTCTGTAATGAACTAAAACCACACCGAACCGTTTTAGATCAATTTAATGCAATGACTAATGATGGAAAATTCCAAAGCATATGTAATACAATTTGGAATCACTGTCATAAATTTGATGGCACGTTGCCAGAATATTTAAAAGACATAAAAGGATAAACGAAATAAAAATTAACATGAAGAGACATACACATATGAAGTTATTAAAAACAAAATTCACAAATATACCAATAGAAGGCTACCCTGATTCAAAAGAGGAAGAATATTATATTCCTTTCATATTTTCAACTACGTTATACATTGAACCATGTAATGTTGAAGGAACATCTTGGAAGATATTTGTATCTATAAAACTTTTCGGATGTGAGATGTTAGCATGGCATTATCGAGATGAATATGTTCGTCACAGATATTATTACGGAGAATAGACTGAAGAAAATTTAAGAGGAATCAACCTAGAAATAATTTAATAGTATCTAGGTTTATTTTATCATTATCATGATTTATATATAATATTATATATATTTCAGAACACTTGAAAGGGTTATAGATGGTTCCAGACTTAGGAAGAATGTTTATAACGATAGGATTAATTGGAGCAGTAGTAGGTTGGGCTGTTATACAATCATCAATATGGCTTTTTAGTCATTTACACTTTACTTTGAGTTAGTTTTATAAAATAAATAGGAGTCTATATGTACCTAAAATCTATTGATAACACCCAAATAGTGCCTATTTTTGAACCACCAAGGGTAATATATTATAGTAAAGACCTTACTTCATTTAGAGTATATAATTGTTTACAGCAAGTTATGGAAGATTTTAAAAAAGATAATTTATTAGTTGCTTGTATGGAACTATACTTTAGATATACTAGTCCTCTTTTTGTGACCAACAACGTTAATGACATAAAATCTTTTGATATAGTAGTATTTGATTGTACTATTAACTTATCTGAATTTATTAATTCCATTCCAGAGTTAATTGGAATATCATTAAATGATAATTTTAAAAAGATTAACTTTATAAATAACTGTGAAATATAAAAGGAAAATAATGAACAAAAGGTTATCAGTATTATCTATTGCTCATAACGATTTAGATGGAACATCATGTCACATTTTACTTAAACATGTACACAAAGATAGTGAAAGTATATCAGTAAATTATTCTGAAGTATTAGAAACACTAAAAAACTGTAAGAAATACTTCCATAAGTATACATATATCGTTATTTCTGATTTAGTATTGACAGAAGAAACTTTATCTTATCTTATCTACTTATGTAACACCTTTCCAAACACTAAATTTGTATGGGCTGACCACCATTTTGAAACTGAGAATACTTTAAATGTTCCATCTACAAAAACTAGCATATCAGTATTAGATAATTTATTAGTTTTATATTCTAGTAAATATGCATCTGTTAAAATACTTGCTGACTATCATTCTATAGATAATAAGTTTATTGATGCCGTCAATGCTTTTGATATGTGGAATACTGACTCTATGTACTTTAGTGATGGTATGAAATATAATTCACTATTTTGGAATTATGGCATTAAATCATTTCATTCTCAGTTTTTATATAGATATGAATTTACTGAACGTCACGATAAAGATTATAATGCTATCAAGAAGGACGTTGCTTTATATTTTAAAGAACTAGAAACCAAAAAACTTGTTGTTAGTAGTGATACAATAACAATGATTTTTGGTGATAGACACCAAAATTGGACACAATTAAAATATAAAACTAAATTCATAGTACAAGTATTTTCATTTGGTAAGATATTACTAAAAATAAACAAAAGTGTAACAGAAGAAGATTGTAAAGATATTACTAGGCAGGTTATAAGTGCTATTAATACTGAGTTAATTAGTAATATTGGTGGTCATCATCATATTTTATCATTTACACATACTGGAGATAAAGATTATAATACTATTATTGATTATGCTAAAAAGATATACAATACTTTAAATACTCTTTGATAATCTCTTAAGGGTATTTTAAGGATACTTGTGGTATAATATATTTAAAGGACAAATATGGAATCTAGCTCTACTAACTCTAATAGTATTGAAAACAATATTGAGAATACAATTATACAATCATTATTAACAAACCCAATATATTTTAGTAAGGTGTTCTCTCATTTAAAAGTAGAACATTTTAATAATATTGAAAATCAAGAAATATATAGTAGTATTAAAAATTATTATAGTAAATATCAAGATGCACCAAAACCAAAAGAGATAGGCATATCACTAAAAGACATAAAAATAGAAAAACTTCAAAAATCTACAATTGAACACTTTAAAGCAATAATGAAAAATGAAAAAATAAGTAATTTTGATTTTCTTATTGATAAAAGTCAAGAATATGTTCAAAAACAAGAATTTGTCAAAGCTATTTTAGGTGGAGCAGAAGCAATACAAAAAAATACTGATTTAGCACCAGTTTATGGTGCTATTGGTGATGCCCTAAAAATAAATTTTGATGCTGACGTTGGTCATAATTATAATAATATCAATGAACGTCTAGAATATTATAAGAAGAAAATTTTTGGTCTTGAAACAGGTATTAAAGATTTAGACGATATGCTTGGTGGTTTTAGACCAAAAACATTAAATGTAGTAGCAAGTGTCTCTCATGGTGGTAAGTCTCTTTTTATGGCACATTGTGCTGCTAATTTGTTACTTCAAGGTAAGAAAGTATTATTTTTAACTCTAGAAATGAGTGAACTTGAAGTAGCTAAGCGTATTGATGCTAATGTACTAGATATTGATATTAACACATTCAAATCAATTGATAACGATACATTCACCAATGCATATAATAGTGTTAAAGATAGTCTAGGAACTTTAATTATTAAAGAACACCCTGCTGGAAGTTTTGATGTTCTTAAATTAGAATCAATGATGGGTGAATTATATAATGAAGAGGACTTTATTCCTGATATTATATTTGTTGATTACTTAACACTAATGAAATCAACTAGAGTACCAGCTACTGTTGGTAGTTATACATTATACAAACTTATATCAGAAGAACTACATGGCTTTGCTAAAAAATACAATCTCCCTATTGTAACAGCTGCACAATTAAATCGTAGTGGGTATGGTAATACTAGTTCTGGTATCGAAAGTGTTGCTGATTCTCTTGGTATAGCTATGACTGCTGATACATTCTTTTCTATTATACGAAATAAAGAAATGGATGATTTAAACCAAATTTTAATAACCTTTCAGAAAAATCGTAATACTGGTAATATGGGCAATACTATCATTGGTATTGATTATCCCAAAATGAGATATTATTCATTAACTAACACAAACAATGATACTAATAATAACAATAGTTTAAACAACGCAAATAATCGTTTTGGTGTTAGTAATAATTTAGGTAGTTTTGGTAGTGGGCTTGGTGGGCTTGGTGGGCTTGGTGGGCTTGACGGACTAGACATAGAGTGGTAAGTTGTCAAAATAAATAATCATAACATAACAAAGAGGTGGTTTTATGGGTTTGTTTAGTAATTATATCCTTTCTGAAAAGAAAGAAGAAAAAGAATACAAATTTAGTAAAGATGATGAAGGTACTGATGGTACTGATAACATCAAAGATACTGAAGATGATGAAGGTGCTGAAGGTGCTAAAGGTATAAAAGATTCTAAAGATTTACCATCAGTAGATAAAGAACTTAAAGAAATAATTTCTGATATGACTGATGAAGAAAAGGATATCTTGCTTGCTCATGCTTATGCACTAGTTTTAGCTGATGCTGATCTTGAAGATGATGAAGATTCTGAAGATAGTGATGAAGATGAAGATTCTGATGGTGATGAGGAAAAAGTTACAGAAAATTTTGAAAATATTATAGTTACTTTTAAAGATAGTCTAGGAAACAAACGTATATTAAAAGTATCTGATAATGGTAATAAACTAAACTTGTCAAACCAAAATAGAATAGCATTATCACTTTCTAATCTTGCTTTTATGATAGGTCCCGATGACTTTAGGGCTGCAGGATATAAAAATTCAGGTAATGCTGATAAAGCACTATGGGTTAAAAACTCAGCAGTAGCAGCATGGAAATCATCAAAAGGAATTCCTACAAAATTTGCAAGTGAGTTTTCAAAACTTATGCAAATTAGATTTTATGTGTCCGATACAAGAGGGGAAATGTTGTCAGAAGCAGCTATCATTCATCAAACTGGTTCTGAAAGAACTGCTGGTAAAATGAAAAGACGACAACCAAAATGGAAACGTAAAGCAAAAATTCGTTACATTAAAAATAAAAAATGTCCAGTTGGCACTACATATAGCCAAAAAGATAAATCTTGTACACATATAGATATTGATATGAGTCGTTTACAAAAATTAATATCAAAAATGAAAATTCGTATTTAATAAGGAAAATTACTATGATTAAATCTTATAGTGAATTTATGAACAAAAGCAAAGCATTAGATTTATCTAAAAAGATTTCTAAAGCTATTTACGAAGTAGATGAAAGTCTATCAGTCGATGATTTTGCTAAAGCCGTTGCAGAAGTATTTAATGATGAATATGGTAAACACATTTATGACAGATTTTTTAACACATTAAAGTCTAATATTATTAAATAAAATACCCCACCGAAATTGTGGTTAAACTAATTATAAGAGAATACCTCTTATATAGAATCCTAGACGTAGATTACACATAGATTACGTAGGTAGCTTAATATTTAGTATGGTTAACAGCCTTAGATATTATTAAACGGAGAGCCTCTACTATAAAATCATCGATTGATGTATTTTATAGATACGCCTCGTCTTCTATTAACAAATCTTATATTTAACCCTACTTAACTCACTTAACTTACTGATATCTTCTTTATAAAATCAATAACTTCTTTATCTGTCATTTTTTTAATTTCTAATTGTTTTAATAGTTGGTCTTGTAGACTAATACTTGTAGTTTTCTGTGGTGATGCTTTATATTCAATAATTGTAGTTTTTCTATTAAGAGTATCTGATATTTTTAATACACTACCATTATTAATAATACTAATATCATATACCTTACCATTGCTTACTAAGCTTAACTTACCCTTATTGTTTACAATTTCACCATCATACTTACTATTTTTATATATACTAACAACAATGTTACCTATATCAATAATATTTTTTGATGCTAATGCTTTAGATAGCTCACCGTTAATATCAGATACTGTATTTTTATCCATAGTATGCTTCAATTCCATAAAATATAGTGTGATACCTGGGTATGCTAATTTTGTTAATTGATCCAATATACTTTTTGATATCATTAATTTACCCTTTTTATTTTATTTATACCCTTAACAAGTGTCTTTTAAGGGACTTTGTGGTACAATCCGGGATAAAGAAAAGAAGGATAGAAAATGAAAATGAGCAAAACAACATACAACCATTTGGACATTGCAATTAAAGGACTACGAGATTTTTGTAATAATCCTAACGAGTTCAATAAACTAAGAGAGTCAATTTCATATAAAAATGACCAATTTATAGCTTTCATATGGAAAATATATGATTTATCTAAAAAATACAATAAACAGGTATCTGGAATTGATTTACATAGTTTAGTACTTAGTGAGGGTTTAAAAGATTCTCATATTGAAACAGCACTAAAAAAGATTTTAGCATCTTACAAATAAGTTAAGAAGGAGAAAAGAATGAAAAACTTTTTTAAAGTTTATAGAGTTGGAGATGATAAGGCACTTTGTTCATTTAGTATGATTGATGATGCTATTAGATATTTTGAGAACTTAGCAAAAAGTAATACAAGTGAAAATTATTATGTAACTAGCAGAATATACGGTCGTAGTTTAAATGCTATTGAAACAGATTTAGAATTTCCTATATTAAAAAGTAAGGAGCACCAAAATGAAAAAATTTTATTTAGTTTATAGTATTGATTACAACAAAGCATTTGGTACATTTAGTACAATAGATGAAGCAATAAAATACGCTGAAAAACTAGCAGAAGAAAATATAGGCAGAGAATACTACGTGTGTAGTGGACTATATAGATATAGTTCAATAGCTACTACCATTATTGAACCACAATGCTTCATATTAGGAGACTGAAAATTAAGATGGGAAAAATTAATAAAATAAAAGAATTTGTAAAAGAACACGAGAATTACTGGGCTGCAGATTGGGAAGCTGATTTACAATTAAAATATTGTATATTTTTTAGTCATTATTATAATAATTGGAATTATGAATTTATGTCAAATATGGAATTTCCTGAAGTAACATATATGTCAGAAAATTGTGCAAAATTGCTTGTAGATAAATTAAATAGTGGAGAAATAACCCTATGAAACTAGAACATTACGATTACGATATTTTAGATAGAGAAAAAGACGAAAAAGAATACGAAGAGCTGTTGTTATCATCAAACATTTGGAAGCAAGAAATAGCAAACGCAATTAATGAGATTGCAGATTTGTATTTTGCTTACGGTTTTAGATTTGACGAAAATGATATCAAAGAGATATTTGCAGAAGCATTGGAGATGAGATGAGAATTAAAGAAATATTAAGTCAAAATAGAAGAGATTTCACCGCTATTTATGAGTGTGAATACTGTGGATATACAGCAGAAAGATGCGGATATGATGATGAATTTTTCCATAAGTACGTAATTCCTACAATGGAATGCATAAAATGTGGCAAAACCGCATCAAGCGACTACATCGCCCTCAAAACAAAATATGAAGAAGGACATCAGTTATGAAAAGAAAATTGTTAAAAATAATAGCAAGAGTAGATATCACGATTTACAAATTATCACAAAGGGTTTTATAGATGAATCCAATAATAAAAAGTAAAGACGATGATAGACTTCTTGTTAATGTTTTAGATGTGGAAAATATGACTATTAAATATAATCAGATTGCTGATAAAAATAACGCGTATATTGAAGTTCTTATTATGCGTAGTGCGCCTAACACACGTTACTATATTGAAAAAGATTTAAAGGATTTATGATGAAAGTAGAAATTGGAAAGAAATATACTTCTAAGTATAAAGCAAGGGAAATTAAATGAGAGAGATTAAGTTTAGAGCGTGGACTACAGATTCAATAATGCATTCAGGTAGAAACATATTAAAAATAAATGGAGAAGAAATCTCTAAAAGCACAGTTCTTATGCAATACACAGGATTAAAATATGAAAAGGGTGTTAAGATTTATGAGGGGGATCTTGTTAAAAATGCACTCAGCGATATTCTTGAAATTATATGGAATGAAGATAGATGTCATTTTGAGATGGCAGGACGATATGATAAATCATATATAAGAAGAGAACTTGATCGTGATATTGTAATTGATTTGGTGGTTAAAGTAATCGGAAATATCTATGAAAATATTGAACTTTTAAAGGAGAACAAATAAAATGGGATATTTACTTATATGTATGATGTATACTCTTGAAGTACCTCAACCAACAGTTTTTAATCAAGTGTTTACAACAAAAGCAGATGTAGATAAAACAATAGTTGCTCTTAAAGAGCTTGAAGAAAATACAGACTGTAAAATTGTTAAAATAAAAATTCAATAGGACGCAGAATGAGTTACTTTAATGATTTTCAAGCTAGTGATTTCTATGATAATTATACTGGCAGTAATGAATACAATCAACCCTCAAACCAAAAGAGTGTTATTTCTTTAGGGTACAGTAAAATTTTATATAAAACAGATAAAGCAATCCTTATGGAAACAAATAATACATACCAAATAAAAGACAATGCAAGAGAAGCATTGTCAAAAATAGGTATTGAAATGAATGAATCTTTACTTTCTATTAGGGGATGGATTCCCCAAAAAGCAATTCATAAAACAACCAAGACATCAATAGAAGTATATAGTTGGTTCAAAAATAATGGTGCTTTCGCTTGTTACAATGGAGAAAAATTAACTGATGTACTTAAAACACATCAAAATAGACAATAGGAATTAATATGACAATGCCAAATACAGTTTTTATTTTTACAATATCTGATATTGTAAAAGTTACATTTTTAGCAATAATTATACTTTATATTGCTTATTTGTATATTAGTGATTTATTTGAAAGAAAATTTAAAGGAAGAAAGGGAAGAAAAAGATGACTGTATCAATGGATAAAAAATATACGAGTGATGGAAAACCAATCAGAATTTTGTGTATGGACAGAAATGATTGTACCCATTATACCTACAAGGTTGTTGGTATGTGTGAGGATGGTACTATTCGCTATTTTTCTGAAACTGGTTATTGTTCTACTAACCACAGGTATAACCTCGTAGAGGTATGGGAACCAACCGAAAACGAATGGTGTTTATTTTGTAACGAAAATGCTAATCGTTGTATGTTATCAAAATTTGAAAAAGTATTTGATGGTATGTTCAGATCTACTGATGGTTGTCATTGGAAATATTGTTATAGATTTGATGGCACTCTCCCAGAACAATTAACAGAGTTATGATATGCTAAATAGAGAAGATAAAATACTCCTTGCAATATTTTTTATAACATTAGTATTTGCATATTTTACATATATTATTAAAGGATAGTAAAATTATACCAGATAGTTATATTATTAAACTAAATATATACCTAGAAAGTTAAAGTGTCTCTTAAGGGGTTTTGTGGTACAATCCGGTATTAAAAATGAAGGATATTGATGTCTAATTACATTAAAAATGAAATACGAACAATTGATAGTGATATTGATTATGTTCTTTTGCGTCCAGGTATATATTATGGTTCAATGTCACCAACAGATAACACTGGTTATATATACAATAAAGATACTTTGAAAATGGAAGCAACAACTGTATCATATACTGAAGGCTTAATCAAGGCAGTATCAGAAATTATTGATAATAGTTGTGATGAAGCACTACGAACTCGTTTTGAAATATGTAACAAAATTGATGTTGTTATTAAAGATAACGTAGTCATTGTTAAAGATAACGGACGTGGTGTACCAGTAGAAGATGATGCTTATGTTGGTGCATTTACATCATTAAAAACTGGTTCTAATTTTGGTGATCAAAATGGTGAAGATCGTGAAACATTAGGTGCTAATGGTGTTGGTAGTGCTATTTGTAATATTTTAAGTACAAGTTTTAAGGCTACTTCTGTAACTCAAGATGGTAAACGTGGTATATTAATTTGCAAAAATAATATGAGAGACATTTCTCACAAAGTTGATGATGCACCAAAATCAGTAACTCATGGTACTACTGTAGAGTTTATCCCTGACTATGTTCGTTATAGTGTAAGCCATATGGATGATATTCATATTGGTGTAATTTATACTCGTTTGATTAATTTAGCTATGACGTTTCCAAATATTACGTTTACTTTTAATGGTAGAATGATTAAGGTTGACACATTTAGAGATTATATGAAACATTATTCAACAGCATTTGAAGTGTTATACGAAACTGAAACTATGTCAATTGGTGTTTTTCCATCAGAAGAGTATAAATTCGTTCATTTTGCTAATGGTCTCAATATTAGTGATGGTGGTAATATTATGGATTATGTTTCTAATAATATTGTAACTAAATTTACTGAACGATTAAAGAAAGGGTTTAGTAAAATTACAAATCCTGCTGTTAAACAAAAATTAGGAGTAGTATTAGTATTACGTGGAATGAAAAATCTTTCATTTAGTAATCAAATGAAAACTAAACTAACAAATACTTTTACTCAGCTTGGTTTACCTACTCTTGATTATACAAGCTTTGCTGAAAAAATGTTTAAAAATGTAAATATAAAAGAACCAATTATTGAATTGTATCGTATCCAACAAGAAATGGAAAAACGAGCTGCACTAAAAAATGTTAAAGGGAAAACAAAAGAACGTGTAGAGAAATTTATACCTGCTACAAAAGAAATGAAGAATTTAATTTTGTCAGAAGGGTTATCTGCACAAGCATTATTAATGAATCTCAATAGTGGAATAACAAGAACAGATTGTAGCTTTTACAGTTTGCTAGGTAAACCATTATCTGTTGAAAATGGTAGTAACCAACAAATAGCAAATAATAAGGTTATACAAGCATTAGTAAGTATTCTAGATATGAATCTAAGCAATAAGTCTATAGATGCATTTACACACGAGAATGTTGTTATATGTACAGACAGTGATGATGGTGGACAGATAATAAGTTCATTGTTGATTACATTCTTTAATAAATTTTCACCAGAATTAATTAAGCAAGGAAGATTGAAAACACTTAGACTTCCACTAATGATTGCTTTTGATACTAAAGGAAGTGTTGTAGAACATTTTATTGATTTTAAAGAATATAGCTTGTGGGCAGAAGGAAAAAATCTATCAAAATATAATATAAAATATTATAAAGGGTTATCTGGTTTTATGTCTAATACTGTTGAAGAGTTATTCAACAAATATGGGGTTGACAAATTCCTAGATACTTTGGAATACACAGATGATACTGAAGAAACAATATACAATTGGATGAGTAATAAAACTGTTGATTTTAGAAAACAAAAACTTACTGCATCAGATGCAATATTAGATATTGGGTTAACTTAAAAAAACCCAATATAACCAATATAAACACTATAAATTAATTAATAACAGAATTGCTAAGAAATTCAGTAGAGATTAAGAGAAGTTGTGGTATAATCCGATATTAAAAAATAAGGAATGTTATGAATATTACAGATTTTTTCAACAACCAAGTTCGTGATGCAAACTTGTACACTAATTACAGGGTTTTGCCTGGCATTGATGGGTTAAAAAATACTCAAAGAAAATGTTTATATGTTATGCAAAATAATGGTGACAAAGAGTCCAAAATTAGTAATAAAGCATCAGAGATAGCTATTGCTACTGAGTATTTGCATGGCAATACATCATTAGAAAGTGTATTAAGCGGTTTAAATGTGAGTTATGAAGGTAGTGGAAATAATCTTCCATTATTAGAAGGTATTGGGCAGTTTGGCTCTAAGTTTAACCCTGAAGCTATTGGTGCTAGCAGATATGTATATACCAAAAAATCAAAAATTTTTGATCTATATTTTAAAAAAGATGATATTGATATATATGATAAAGTGTTTTTTGAAGGTACTCAAATAGAGTCTATAATGATGCCAACATTAATACCATTGGGTATGTTCCAATACAGTATTGGTAGTGGTTTTGCATCACTAATAATGCCTAGGAAAATAACTAATGTAATAAAGTATCTAAAAAATTCAATTAGTAATATCCCTATGACACCATCTGAAGTTAATAAGCTATTATTGCCCCATATTAATGGGTTTTCAGGGTTAGTTAGTATGAATGAAAATACTGCGTCTTTTGTAGGAAAGTATCAAAAAATTAATACTTATACAATAAATATTACAGAAATAAAACCATTTATGGGGTTAGAAGCATATCTATTTCACCTTGATAAGTTAATAAAAGATAAAGTAATAAAGTCTTATATTGATGATAGTAGTTCAAATAATTTCAACTTTACTATAACTGTGCCTGGTAATTTTTGGGACGAGTATAATACTACTGAAAAAGTTGTAAAAATTTTAAATCTATCAGAAAACATGAATGAAAATATAACTATGTTTAACGAAAATAATCAACTAGTAATATATAATAATATTGAAGAATATTGTAAATATTTTATAAACTGGAGATTATCAAAATATAATGATAGGAAAGATTCAATTATTAAAAAACTTGAAGCTAAATTATTATTAGCTACTTCAAGAGCATTTTTTATCAAGTCGGTATTAGATAAAACAATTGTTATTGAGAGAATGTCAAAAGCTGATGTTATTAAGCAAATTGATACTATTGAACAAATTAAAAAAGTAGATGATAGCTATGATGTTTACATTAGTATGCCATTATACTCACTAACATTAGAGAAAATTGAAGAACTTAAAAAAGAAGTTGCTAAGATTAAAGCTGAACTAGAAACAGTTAAAAATACAAGTATAAATGATATGTGGTTAAATGATATTAGTGCTATTGAGAAAGTATTAAAGTAATGTACAATAAAGGAGAGATATGACAATCTATGATAAAGATGAGGCTATTTGTTATATAGATGATGCTACATTAGAAGAACGAAAGTTTGTTACTAAACAGCTTTCATTTTTCTATCCTGGCTATCAGTTTATGCCATCATTTAGAGCAGGTATTAGTGATGGAAGAAAAAAGTTCTTCCAATTACGAGATAATTATGTAATTTTTCCTAAGGGCTTAGCAAATACACTTATTAATTCGTGTAAGTCAGAAGGTATAAATTATACATACAACCCAACAAAATATTCTGATTCTATTCCAACATTAAATCAATTTACAGAGTTTATAAAATCTCTAAATCTCCCCTTCGACCCTTACGATTATCAAGTACAATCGGCTTTTGAAAGTATTGTTAATTATCGCCAAATAAACCTAATGGCTACTGGTAGTGGTAAATCTCTTACCATATATATAATATTACGATGGATGTTAAAAAATAATTTAAAAAGTGTAGTAATAGTACCGACAATTATGCTTACTACACAACTATATTCTGATTTTAAAGATTATGGTTGGGAAGATATAGATGAATATGTCCATTTAATCGGTGGAGATAACAAAATAAAACACTTTGATAAGTCTATTACTATTAGTACGTGGCAATCATTGCAAACTAGTAGTCACTTATTTAATTCAGTAGACTGTATTGTTGCTGATGAATGTCATACAGTAAAAGCAGAAACATTTGAAAAGGTTATATTTCCAGTAGCTACAAGTGCAAGATATCGCTTTGGTTTTACTGGCACACTACCTAAAGAGGCTATTCATAAAGTTACTATTTTATCCTGTCTTGGTGAAGAAAAACGCTACATTACAACAAGACAACTAATTGATAGAGGGTTAGCAACTAATGTTCTTATTAAAGCATTGTTTTTAGAATATTCACTAGCAGATAGAAAAGAACTTAAAGGCAAAAAATATCAACAAGAAGTAGAATATATTACTGAACATCCAAAACGTAATATAGTGCTATCTAAAATTATTAATAAAATATCAAATACTGTTGGTGGTGGTAACACTATTGTGCTATTTGATAGAAAAGAACACGGAAAACAAATGTGTTTAGATACTTTTAGATTAAAATATAATACTGATATTGGTATTAAAGAATTAATGAAAGCAGATAACCCCTATGGTATATATTATATTATTGGTGAATCAAAATCAAAAGATAGGGAAGAAATTAGACAACTACTAGAGAAGAATAATAACTGTATATTGTTTGGTACATCTAGCATTTTAAGTACTGGCATAAACATTAAAAACCTTCATCATCTATTTCTAACAAGTGGTGGTAAAAGTAGTATAAAATTAAACCAGAGTATTGGGCGTTTACTTAGACTTCATGCAAGTAAAAATACTGTCAATATTTGGGATATAATAGATGATTTAACTATACAAATGAAATCAACACTTCATAAAAACTATTTCTTTAAGCATTTTGAGGAAAGATTAGCAGAATATATGGATAACGAATATGAAATTGATGAAAAAGTTATACAACTATAGAAAAAGTTAAGTCAAAATTAAGGGTCTTTGTGGTACAATCCGAAATCAAGAAATAAAGGACTAAAATGTATAGTAATATTCCAAATGATATAGCAGAAGGTATGCGTTCTAAAATACTTAGTTATAGTGAAGAATTGTCATCAGGTGTTATTCCAAAGAATAACTTATCAGTTATTAAACAACAATATACTGCTCTTACTTCTCTTAGATTTCGTAGGAAACTACCAACGTGTGCTGCAAAGCGTATTGCAAAACACTTAGTTAATGAATACTTTGAACACGTAATTTCTGAAATAAACAAATAATAAAGGAAAAAAAATGTTAAACAAAAATACACAAACAGTCGTTAATCAACTAAAGGATATTAGTCCTTCAGTTATTTTTACTTACCCTATTACGGGTATTCGTGATGCTTCAAAAACAATAATTGCATTTGTTGAGTTAGACAAATTAGGTGAAGAAGAATTTGAAGAATTTGGAGTTATTAAAGTACGAGAGTTTATGGATTTACTAAACATTGCTGGTGATGCTGATATTACCAACGATGATGGCGTTTTAACTATTAAATCAAAAGATATTAAATGTAGATACGTTACAACTGATTTAGATGTTCTTGAAGATAGTTTTAGAGCTAGATCTACTATGTTAGCAAAAGTAGAAGAAACACCATCAGCTAGTACATTTACTATTACTGCAAATGAACTTGATAAAATAAAAAGAGTAAGTGCATTACTTTCACTCGAAAATTTTACTGTTATTTCAAAAAATGATGAAGTGTTAGTAACTGTTGCAAATTCATCAATTAATAGTAAATCAGAATCAAATGATTTTCAACTAATATTTTCTGATAGTATAGTTGTTGATGAATGTAGTGTATTGTTAAGTGTTGCTAATATCCGAAAACTACCATCCGGTAACTACGATGTTAAAATTGCAAAATCTCCAAACGGTAATGTTATAATTAGATTTGTTAGCCAAAATATTGCTGGACTTACAATATTCATTGCTACAAAAACAGAATCTAACTAAACATACTAAACACTAAACACTAAGTAATAAATATACTATACAATACGAGGCTTAATATCGTTCTAATCGTGTTAAGATACTATTGTTCTTGAAATATTACTAAAACTGTTAAAAACTGTTAAAATATTACACACTGCTACCCTGCCATTTTGGTTAAAAACATTTTAAAATAATTATAAAAGGTATAACATGAACTTTGATTTCTCTTGGGAAGACTTATCTAAAAACTTACAAGCTAACGCTGGTGTCTCTAAAAAGTGGGAACGTGATACTCGTTTCTGGAAACTTTCTAAAAATGAAAATGGAGATGGTGCTGCTATTATTCGTCTACTCCCTGATGCTCCTGGTGCTGATGGTAAACCATTTGTAAAAATGTTTCACTATTCTATTAAGAAATATAATGCAGTAAATCCTAAAAAACCACTTTGGTTTATCGCTAATTCTCCTGAATCAATCAATATGGATTGTCCAGTAAAAGACCATTATCTTAAGCTAATGGCTGAAGGGACAACTGAAGCAGAAAAAGAAGCTAAAATTTATAAACGTCAAACTAAATTCATTGCCAATATTATGGTTGTTAAAGACCCTGCTAATCCTGAAAACGATGGTAAAGTATTTCTATGGGAATTTGGTACAAAAATGAAAGATAAAATTCTTGCTTGGTTGAAACCATCAGACGAAGAAATTTCAATGGGAGAAGAAGCTAAAGCATTGTTTAATCCATTAAATGGAAATAACATTAAACTTAAAATTAAAAAACAAGGTGAATTTTTTACCTATGATGGTAGTGAAGTAAATAGTACTACGACATCTTTATTTGCTGATAAAGAAACAGCTGTTAAATTTATTGATTCATCTACATACAAACTAAGTGAGTTCTTACAACCAGAGTTCTATGAATCATATGAAGTGTTAAGTGAACGCTTTAATAAGTTCTTAAGTGGTAAAGTTTCTGAAGATAAAGAAACTAAGGCTGAAGCTAAGACTGAAACTAAGGCTGAAGTTGTTAAAAAGACATCTGAAGTTGATACATCTAATACATCTAATGCATCTAATGAAGAAGATGAAGATAAATGGCTAGAAGATTTATAGCTAAATAGTGCCTCTTTCGAGAGGTATTAATGTAGATATATTATTCAAAACAACAAAGGAAATAAATGATATTAATAGATTTTAGCAATTTAACACACCGTATGGTATTCGCTGCTATTAGTAATGCAGAACGCAATGGTGACTTACCAAAACTCTCAAAAGGTAAAAAACATAACACCCAAGAACTAAAACCATTTTTTCTACATCTATTGTTTAATAACCTTAAATATGTAAAAGAACATTTTTCTCTTCGTGATAACGAAGAGATTGTGTGTTGCTTAGATAGTTCTAGCTGGCGTAAGGACTTCTATCCAAAATACAAACATAAACGTGCAGATGTTCGTGACCAAACTTCAATTATATGGTCAGAGTTTTATGAAGTAATTAATGAAACTGTTGATATTATAACTAAATATTTTCCATTTATAGTGTTAAAAGTAGATAAAGCAGAGGGTGATGATATTATGGCTGTATTAGCTAAAAAATATCACAAAGAAGAACGTATATTATTAATTACAGAAGATAAAGACTTTAGACAATTATTAGAATATAATAATGTACAACTATACCGTCCTATACTAAAACAATATGTGAATTTAACACCAGAAGAACTAATCAAATGGAGAATAGAACATATTTTACTTGGTGATAAAATTGATGGTATACCCACTATTAAAGAAGACTCTGAATTTACAGTTGATTTTATTAATTATTTAAAAACTAATAATATATTAGAGCATACTGTTTATAATTTTATGAAACATTCAGATGCTAACAATATTATGGAAGCTTATACTGGTGTTGATAAGTATGGAGTTATTAATATATTTAAAGCACCAGGATTTGGAGAAGTTAGTGCAAAACAATTTGTAGCTACTGGTTTACTTAAAAATCTTAGAAAAAATAAAATATGGAAAGAAGGGTTTAGACGTAATAGAATGTTGGTACAATTTAAGTATATACCAAAAGATATTGAAGATAATATATTAGAACAATTTGAAGATGTTAGAGCTACACAAAATAGTGTAAATTCAGATAAAATAGTAGAGTTTTTTAAGTCAAATTCACTAAAACAACTGGCAAATAATGTTGATGCATTTTGTGATATAACAGAATATAAAATTAGTCTAGATGATTGGTTTTAAATACCTTGTCCTAATATCATTTCTCTAAATGAAGAAAAGTTATTAGTAGATAATTTATAGAGACCTTCTAACTCATTTTGATTTGGATATTTTTGTATTATTTCTTTCTCTTCTTCTGTAAGTATCTCAGTTTCTTTTATTATTTGTTTTCTTGATAAAATGTTAAATGCACGTTTTATTGCTATAATATTAGTATATTTGTTCATTGCTCATTGTTACCTCTTACCTTTAGGTGCTCTATATATTATTTATAAAGGTGATTTTAAGTGTCTTTTAAGGGATTTTGTGGTATAATACGGTAAAGAAAAAGCAGGAGAGATAAAATGTTAAAAAATATATCAGAACTAAAAGAACATTTTTCAAAAGTTGAAGATCTTCTTCACAATGAAAAATATAATGCAGATTGTAAAGAACGAGCACAAATAGATGATATATCTTACAATATTCATATGTGCATACAGACATTAGAAGCACTAGAAACACTAGAATCACTAGAAAAATCATCTGAAGATATGTAATGCTTGATGCTATTAATGTAAAATATTGGGAGATGTGCCATAGTTCTGAAGATCTTGGTGTACATAGAGATAATGATTATAATGCTCGTTGTGATGTTTGTGGTGATAGTAAGAAACGCAAAAAACTAAAACGTTTACATTTATATAAAAAATCATCATATGAGAATGATTCTATTAAATGTATGAACTGTAATGCTACGTTTACTATGTATTCATATTTGAAAAAGCAACACACACACTTACTTGCCCCTTATATACAAGAAACAAGCATAAACACTCTAAACACTCTAAATTCATTTAAACCTATCTCTATAGATTCAGCAATAAAAATAGAGGAAGTTAAAAAAGTTGAGAAAACTAATAAACTCTTTACTTTTGAACGACCAAAAGAATTAATAAGCCCAAACTCTGAAGTAGCTTCTTACATTAAATCAAGAGGTTTTACAAGAGAAATTTTAAAACATCATAAGATTAAGTTGTTTCTAAGTAAAGGAATGGTATCATTAGGAAAAGGAAAAGAAGTAAATTTAAAAGATTATATTGTTATACCACTAGTTGAAAATGAGAAATGGTATGGTTTCTATAGTCGTAGCATACATAATAAAATATTTTATACATATATTCCTGAAGAAAATACTGGCTATAAGGTATGGAATTATTTTGATGTAAACAGAAAAGATACTGTTTACATATTTGAAGCTATATTTAATGCACTTTCAACATCTTTAAATTCTATTGCTTGTCTTGGAAGTGATATTGATTCAGAACGTTTAAAGGAACTATCAAAACCAGTATTTTGTTTTGATAATGATGCTACGGGTAGAGAAAAAGCTTTAAAATATGCAAAAATGGGATATAAAGTTTTTATATATCCTGACTATATAACACAGAAGGATTTTAATGATATGTTAAAAGAAGGAATGACAGTAGAGAGTATTGACAATTTAATAACCAGTAACATCTATCAAGGTATTATAGCTATTACTAAACTAACATTACAGATGTAAATATACAAGAAGGAAAAATATTATGAAAAAACTGAGTAAAGAAGTGAGTAGAGAAGTAAGTAAAGAAAGAAAAGTTAATAGCTTTATTAAGATAGATAATAATAAAGCTATTTTAAATATGGATAATGTAACAAATGTAACATTTACAAACATTAAAAATCGTATAATTTTTAATTTATCAAACAATATTGAAATTCATACGCAAAATGGAAAACAAATTATTTCAGATTATCGCTACGATGATAGTTGGGATGTTGATGAATTTGCACTACAAAAGTCTAAAGTTATTAAGGTTATGACAAAAAATAAATGGATTAGTCCATTATATGAAGGTCATCATTGGATTAACCCATCATATATTACATTTGTTAATGTTGATTATTCTCGTTTTCGTGTTATGATTAATCTTTCAAATAGTATCACAAAACCCATAGGGACTAATAAAGAAATGATGTTAGTAAATGACTTTGTATTCTGGACACATGATTGTGAAGAAGATATGGAAGCATCATTAGAACACATTAATAACATTTTAGAAACACTTTAGCAACACTTTAGAACACTTTAATAAAATAGGAGAGTAAATGGAAGAAAAAGATATGTTAGTAGATAATTTTTTAAACAGCAAAAAAGAGTTTCTAGAAATTAAGACTGATGAATTATTAATGGCACTTATTTCACTTGAGATGGAAAAGAAAGAAATTGACGC